TTGTTCTTCCAAGAAGACACAGTCGTAAGTTCGACGCGCGCTCTCAAGGGCAGCCGTGGTTCGCCACGGTCCCTCTTGTTAGCGTAGTTGACTAATGCACAGCCAAAGGACTGAGCAGGGTAGCCAAGGTAGGTAAGGAGCCTGAGGATCGAGACACAATCCGGAGAACCCGGATTCCAGCTGAAATAATGCTGGGTCTCGCAGGTGTTTATCACCTGAAAGTAAGTGGGCCATCCGTCTACTGGTCGTTTACGAATCCCTTTGTAAACGTAAAATGCTCCAGTGACGGTTCGGTGTACGTAGTACACTTACTCCAAAGGAGTATGCAGAAGGGGTGGAAGCTTGATTTGAGGTAGTGACCTAATCCCGGTACGCTGGGACGGCACTGCTTCTGTCAAGGGGAAACCCTGGAACAGAAACCGTATACTACTTTCGTTGTATACCCTGGTGGTACCAATGGGGTTGAGCTTTGCTGAAGTGCAGAAAGCTCGTGCGCTCAGCGCGCGGGCGGGGTTGCATTATAAGGAGGCTTGATAGCCAAAGGAACCCACCAACGATTCACCATCGTCTCCTACTCGGAGGACCTGCGGCCCTCGATCTCCACTGAGTGGATAGAGGAAACCGAAGGCTAACCAAGGTGCTCACGGCCCGAGGCCTCAAAGTTATACTATGAACAAATTACTATTTGATCTAATACGACTAAGAGACCGTAAGGTACGCGTTCCAAACGTTAGTTGGTCACCAGATTTAAAAGTCTGGCGTAACTGGTTGAAACCCGGCATCAGCTGGGTGAGACTGGTTACGGGAGGTGTCTCGAGAAGTTGGGTTATCCAATTGTCTGTCTTCGCCAAATTATGCGTGCAACTGGCCAGAGGGCAAGGAATCAAGGGTCTGGTTCTATACCTCAAAACCGCTCAGGTGGTGCTTATGCAAAACCTGAAGGGTTCTAAGCTTAAATACCAGCCCCGAGCAATCGGGAAGGTAGCAGTATCGCGCGCCGCCGATGGGCTTCCGCGCTGCATTCCTCGCTTTGCGAGGGATCAGATAAGACGGGGGAACACGGTGACGTTGCGGCTGTGGCTAACGTTCTTTGGTATATACCGTATTCTTCAATTTGTCGGTAAACCTAAATTCCAGACTATCGTTACTCCGGGAGCTAAGCTCACAGATAACTTTAGAAAGGAATGGTCTTCGTACATTAAGACTGGGTTCCTACCGGCGCTTGAATCCTTTACGGAAACGCCTCTCCGGGGTCTCAGCCCTGCTGAGGCCCTGAAGAGACCGGAACCGCTCACGATTCACAGCGCGTCAGCAGATTCAATTAAGCTGGAAATACGGGGTCCGGATGGTGAACTAATTCGTACTGAGTACGATAGCTCGTTCGCTAGCCGTTTCAGTTCAGCGAGCCGCTGGACTGAAGGTTCATGGGGCTGGGATCTGTTCGTATACCTCTCGTTTCTAACGGGGGGTGTAGGGACAACCAAGTCACTGTGGACGCAGATGGAGGAAACAGCCGAGATTCGGTCAAGATGGTTGGGTGCCGATCGTAAGATCGCTCCTAAGGACTTCTGCCCTAGAGGTTCAAACCTTAATGGCCGTTTAGCGTGTCTTCCCGAGCCTGCAGGCAAGGTTCGAGTGGTCGCATTAGTTGACTACTGGACCCAAGCCGCTCTGTTTCCGCTTCACGATTGGTTGTTTGATATACTTCGGGAAATCCCTACGGATGGAACTTTTGACCAGCTAAAGCCGGTTAAAAAGTTACTCCGTCTAATAAAGGATGATACCGTTGTGTACTCTTACGACCTGTCGGCGGCGACCGATCGGTTGAGTATCAAAGCTCAAATGCTTCTGCTGTCAGGTGTGTTCGGGCCAAAGTTTTCTGTGGCTTGGAAACGCCTATTGGTGAACCGTACTTACTGGGTGTGGGATGTACTCCCATCCGGTAAGCCGGGTCACGTTCCCTTACGCTATGCGCAGGGACAGCCAATGGGCGCGTACTCGTCATGGGCAATGCTGGCCTTAACGCATCATGCGATGGTTCAGTACGCAGCATATAAGGTGGGGATAAGAGGTTGGTTTGATCGGTACGCGGTTCTCGGTGATGACATAGTCATTGCCGATTGCCGAGTTGCCTCATCCTACACAGAAGTGTGCAAACATCTCGGTGTGGAGATTGGGATCGCCAAGTCGTTGGTCTCGAAGGGTAAGACCCTTGAGTTCGCGAAGAAGTTCTTCAGAAATGGAGAAGATCTAAGCGGGCTCCCTATTGCTTTCTGG